TTCAGGAGAATCGCGTGTTGAAGGCTAAAGAAACGCGGTAGAAGCGGTCGGCCCCTACCGTTCACACCCTTTCGACGGTAGGGGTTTTCTTTGCCCTAAAATAGGTGTGGGGCTGGATGGTTTCGACGACAAGAAAAAACCTGTAAGGGCAACTTGTCGGACTGGGGTTCGACTCCCCACAGCTCCACGGAGCTAAAGACAGCACACAAACTACAATAGAAGGACCGGATGTGAGTCACTCTCTGCCGGAAAGTTGAGCGTCACTCGCCACTAAACCCAAACCAATTATTTAGGAGACAAACATGTCATTTATTCGCAACAGCGAAGAAGCGCGTGGGAACCTCATCCACCAGGTTCGCGAGGTCCTTGACCACGCCGAGTCCGAGGGACGTGGCCTTGACGCCGAGGAACTTCGCAAAATTGAAAACATTGAGGCAGACATTGCCCGCCACGATGACGCCATTGGCGTAGCAAAACGCAACGAGGCCCGCGCATCTGAAGCAACCGAAGCCGCCCGCGGTTTTGTTCCTGCCGCAAGCGCACGCACCGAAGCGGACATTTTCCGTGCGCTCGCCGACGGCGAAATGCGTGGACACACCTTCAACCCTTCAGGTGAAGCTCGGGCCACCTTGGTGCCTTCCGCTAACACCGTGCCGGTTGATTTCCTTGACCGCGTCATGATGAAAGCCCGACTTGTCGGACCTTACCTCGACGTCGCAGAGGTTTTCACCCGCACAAGCGGTTCGGACCTGCGCATTCCCACGATGACCGCTTACAGCACTGCAGCCGAGTTCGCTGCCGGTTCTGCAATCGACGCATCGGAGCCCACGTTCAGCTCGATTCTTATCCAGCCTAAAAAGCAGGCCTTCTTGGTTGGTGTGGCAAACGAACTGCTCACGGATTCCGGGTTCTCGATTGAGCAGGTTATCGCTGACCAGGCAGGAAACGCTATCGGTGCTCGTGCGAACGCCGTCATCCACGCAGCTGTCACTGCTGTTTCTGGCGCTGGTGTGACCGCGGGAACCACAAACGCTATTACCGCAGACGAACTGCTCGACCTGGTCTTCAGTGTCGATGGTGCCGTCCGCGCAATGGCACCCGCGTTCGTGGTAAACACTTCCACGCTGGCAGCCATTCGCAAACTGAAGGACGATGCTGGCGCATACATCCTCGACTATGTTTCCGGTGGTCCTTCGACCATCCTCGGATTCCCCGTCTTGGAACAGCCTGCAGCTGCATCGATTGCCACGGGCACCAAGCCTGTGTTCTTCGGTGATTTCAGCCAGGTCAAGGTTGCCACAACTGGCCTGGATGTTGCAGTCTCCCCAGACTACGCATTCAACCAGGACATCACCACCTACCGGTTCGTGTACCGTCTTGGTGCTGGTGTTGGAGATGCGGCCTCTATCAAGTACCTGGAAATGGCCTAACCATAACCAACGGAAACCCTCGTCGCCTGGTAGCAGGCGGCGGGGGTTTTCTGTATGCTGGCAGGTATGTCATCACCTGAAAAAATTAGGGGCGCTGTCAGCCTCGCTTCGAACAGTCCTTTTTCAGCGACAGGTTACGGGGTGCAGGCTGGCTATCTTGTGGAGCGTATGAAACGCCACGGGTTGGAGGTTGCCGCCCTGTCTAATTACGGCCTCGAAGGGGCCTTTGACACAATCAGCACAAAGCATGGCAATGTGAAACATTACCCCAAGGGCTTCAAACCCTACTCGGACGATGTTATCCCTTTGTGGCATCAAGAATTCACAAAAGATTTTCCGCACCTAAAAAATGCGGTCATGACTTTGTATGACATTTGGGTGTATAAAAACATGAAATTTGAGGGCGACATTATCGCTTATGTTCCTATAGACCATGTGACGATGCCCCCGATGGTGGAGGCAATGTTGCGCCGCAAAAACATAACCCCGGTCACAATGTCTTTGCACGGGCAGAAAATGTTGGAGGCGCGAGGCATTAGCTCCACTTATTGCCCTCACTCTGTCGACACTTCCGTGTTTATGCCTACGCACGAAATCAACGGTGTTCCGACCAGACAGTTTATGGGCGTTAAGGATGACGACTTTTTAGTGTCTATTGTGGCCGCCAACAAGTCGAATGGGATTGTCCACCGTAAAGCTTTGGCTGAGCAAATTATGGCTTTCAGTGTTTTGAGACAGAAGGTCAAAAACGCGAAACTGTATTTGCACATGGAGCCGTCTGCAGCGTTCGGCGGGTTTGACATTCCCGCGCTCGTGTCCTCTGTGGGGTTAGATGACACCACAGTGATTGTGGCGGATTCAACACAGTTGCGCATCGGATACCCTCAGGAACATTTGGCGGCGCTGTACACAGCTTCGGACGTGTTGATGAATGCCACTTTGGGTGAGGGGTTTGGTGTGACAACGGTGGAGGCCCAAGCGTGTGGGACTCGTGTGATTACGTCTTCGTGGACGGCCTCACAAGATTTGGCAGGGCCTGAGTCGTGGCTTATTGATGGGCAACCGTTTTGGGATGAGCCACAAAAAGCTTGGTACAACACCCCGCTAATTGGGTCGCTAGTGTCTGCGCTGGAGCTTGCACACAAAGCGCCGCGTGGTATCAGTATTGATACTATAAAATTTGCCAAACAGTATGATGTTGAAAAAGTGTGGGACAAGTATTGGTTGCCATTCTTTAGGGGTTTCTTTGCCTGACTTGTCTGAGCTTCAGGGTGTTCATGCTGGGGAAACCGTCTGGGTTCTCGGCTCTGGCTCGTCGTTGGGGTTTGTTGACTCGTCCTTTTTTTTCGGCAAGACTGTGGTGAGCACAAACTATTCGGCGCACTCTATTGGCCTCCGACCGGATTACGTTTTCACCCATTACCATAAGCTCGCATACGAGTTCCTTGAGGACTCCAGGCTTTTGACCGTTGTGACGTTACAGAAAGACACGGTGACACACAACGAATGGCCACACAAAGAAGTTTCTAACCTTGTGATGGCACCTCAAGATAGCTATGCGGCTCCCGGTTCGTCGTGGGACCCATTCACCCGCAACCCTCCGAGGGCTGACTCGCTCGCATATGGGTCTTCTAGTTTGCATGGGGCGATGCACCTCGCGGCACATTTAGGTGCCGCACACATTATTTTAGTGGGCGCTGACTGTGGAACCATCGACGGGCAACACAGAACGGAAGGCTACCCCGCCGGGCATACACCTTGGGCTTTGTATAACAAACACCACAAGCTTATGAAAGACTGGCTTCAAGTTAAGTACGGGGTGACAGTGTATTCGCTAAACCCTTTTATCAACTTCAATTTGGAAGGGCACAGGTTCGACGGCTTATGATTCCTGTTCTTATTGTTCCGGTACTAAACCGCTATGACTTGCTCCAACGGATGCTGGACTCTATAGATTTTCCTGTCGCCGACCTTCTCGTTATTGATAACGGTGGGGATGTTGACAAGCTTCGCTTCCCTAACTGTGTTTTGAACTCTCACATCTTGCCGTTGCCTGCAAACCTTGGGGTGTCTGGTTCGTGGAATCTTGGGGTGAAACTGTTTCCGCACGCACCAAAGTGGGTTATTGCGTCTAACGATGCCGTGTTTGAGGCGGGTGCCCTTGAGAGGCTTTGTGACGCCCGTAGGGACGAGATAGTGCTGTCTGACGTGTTTCCCCATTGGCATGTGTTTTCGCTCGGTGACGACGCTGTGAGGCGTGTGGGTTTGTTTGATGAGGCACTTTATCCAGCCTATTTTGAAGACAACGATTATTTACGCCGAGCCGAGCGTGCAGGTGTGGTGGTTCGTCGGATTGATATTTCTTTGGCTCACGACAACAGTTCGACTATTAAGGCTGACCCGCGTTTGAGTGCTGTCAATGGGAACACTTTTTTGAACAATCGTGAATACTTTGAAGGTAAGGTTTTGCGGGAGGATTTTGGTGAGGGCGGTTGGGTGTTGGACCGTCGTCGCGCGAACAGGTGGGACTAAAGAAAAAACCCCCGCCGTAGCGAGGGCCTTTTCTGGTTTTGGTGTTAGTGGTTGAGGATTGCGAAGTCTTGTCCCCAGGTGATGTCTAAGTCGTAGGCTTCCGCAATGGTTTCAAGCTCGTCTTGTGTGAGGTCTTCGAGGTAGATGCTCATGGTGTGTCCCTTTCGTTGTGGTTGTTAGTGGAGGGGTGGGGTTTCTAGGTAAGGGCTTAGTTGGTCCCAGTACTCAATGTCTTCCCACTCTCTTTCGGTTATGTCCGCTGGGTCAAGAAGGCGCATGTGCTCTTTGGCTATGTCTAGCGCTCTGGCCAAAGATTCGGCGTTCCAGGTGTCTGACTCGATTGTGATTTTTGACATTTTTTTCTCCTAGTGGTTGTGGTTGTTAGCTTTGGTCGTCGACCATTTTCCAGAATCGGTTTTGGTAGTACTCGGTTTGAACTTGAAGCAAATCCATCAGGGTGCGCATTTGGTCGGCATCACAGCCGGAGCTAATAAATGCTTCGACCGCTTCGGGCAGTTCTGCGATTGTCATTTTCGTGGTGTTCATGGTGTTCCTTTCGGTTGGTATTGCTTGTGTCTAGAACTATACACAAGCTACACAGGCAACGCAACCCCCAACCACTCCACACCGGTACAATAGAAACGGAGGCACACACATGACAATCACCAACGGATACGCCACACTTGCAGACGTCAAAGCGGCATTCCGCATTCAAGAC